ACATTTCATTTCTACACCAAGACTGTCCATAAGAACAATAGTGCTTTTAGGAGATACTACATTTTTTACTGTAGCAGTTACAGCAATTGTAACAGTATTTACACCTACACCGTTTCCGATAGTAACATTGTCATAAGCAATATGTAATCTATTTTGCTCAGACCAAATTACTTGATCAGATGTCATTGGCATTTCCGCACCTACCATTCTCAAGAATCCTGATAACGTTCTGTTTCCATAACGCTCAACTTCTTGTTCGTAGATTTCAGGAAGATATTGCTGCGCAAAGTCAGCAAAATTATCGCCAGCTGAATCTGTCCACTGTAAGTAATTACTGTTAAGTAGCTCCTGTTTTTGTGATGGGACAATAGCCCCAAATTGTGGAGTTAAACTCATTTTTGATTTTTTTAATTGTTAAATTTTCGTGTTTTTATTTTCAGTTTTGAAGCATCAGAGCCACTTATCGCTTTTACTTTAATACCACCAACAAACACATCTCCACCACTTTCTTTTCTAGGTTCAGTACTTAAATTTTTAGTTTTAGCAACTAAATCTTTAGTAGCATCTGCCTTTCCTTGTTCGTAAAAATGTTTTGCAATAGTATCAGAATGTCTAGCTGCATACATAGCTTTGTGATATCCCTGTGGATCTGTTAACATACCTTTATCATCTAAGAACGTCTTAACAAAACCGGTAATGTCTGTTTGATTATCCACTATTTCTTTAGGATTTTTTACTCCGTATCTAAATTTTTTCTCACCTACTTTAAAATCAAAACCTTTGAATTCATCAGTAAAAGTATCTTTAGTTACTTTTTGAAAAACCTCTCTCTGTTGAGATAATGTTTTCTGATCTTCATTATAGCGATTGAAAAAATCTATAGCTTTTTGTTGATCTTTATTTACGTTAGATTTCAACTTGATTTCTTCGTAATATTTAGTTTTAAGATCATCTAAATAACTTTTTGCTTTTCCAATCTCTTCTTTTTTTGCGAGTTTCTTTTTTCGGATATCTCGCTCCTCATCCACGTCTTCATTTATTTTAAAGTTGTCTTCTAATAAAAAGTTAACTTCTTCAAAAGTTAAATGAGGTCGTGTTTTACTGTAATATTCTCTTAATAATACGTCAGTATCTACATTAGAATAATCTGCGCTTAATCTGACGTAATCTTCTACCGTTCCTCCAGTTTCTTCCATAAATGAAACCAGTTTTTCTATATTTTCTGGTAATTCTTTGACAGGTTGTTCTACTGGTTTGGTATCTTCAATCTTTTCTTTTGCCTTTTCTTCTTTCTTTTCTTCTTCAGTTACTGGTATTTCTTCAATAACATTCTCAGTGGGCTCTTCGTGTGTTTGTCCCACTTCTTGCAATCCCACCTTGGATCCTTCTTCGCGTAACACGCTCTCCTCTGTTTTTTGTTCTTGAACGGCATCTTTTGTTTCTGTTTTAGTTAAATCTACTTTAATTGGTTCACTAGCTTTTTTCACAGCTGCTAAATCAATTTTTACTGTTTCTTCTGGAACAGCAAGTTTTTTAGGAGTTTTTCTTTTTTTAACTTTAAAATCTCCTTCTTGTTTTACTTCTTCTTGTGAAGTTTCTTTTGTTTCTGACATAATATAATATAATTAAATAATTAATAAATAATTTTATCGTGGTTCAAATTGTTCTAAATCAAAACCACCTAATGAATCAAAACCTGCAGATTCAAAATCAGTAGGCAAAGCATTGTTTTGTCTTTGTTGTATTAACTCTGATTCCTGAGTTCCTTGCATTTTAATTCTCTTATCTTTTCTATCTTCTATTTCTCTTTCTTTAACTGTTTCTGCATCAGCTTTAATTCTTGCTAATTGCATGTTATACTGAAACTCTTCTGCCATTAATTCTTTTTTAATACTTGCTTCTGTTTGCATTCTTTGTATTTCAAATTGAGATTTAGCTTGTTCTATTTGAACTTCTGTTTCAGCTAAAGCTTGTTGCTTTTGCATTTCAGCTAATGTAGCTTTTTCAGCTGCATCAGCATTTGCTTGTGCTTGTAACTTAATATTTTCTTGTTGATGAGCTTGATCTTTTGCTAATTTTTGTTTACGTTTTAATTTAAGTAATTGATTAGCTAATTTAAGATTTTTTATTTGTCTAATATCAATAGCGTCATCAAGATCTATACCACCTGAAGCTAATGCCGCTTGTACATTTTGTTCTAACATTTGTCTTTCAACATCGTCAGGTTCTAGTTCTAAGAATATACCGAATTCTTGTAAATTTTTCTCCTGTAATTCCTCTAATGTTCCAGTATTATAAGCGGAAATAGAGTCTATTAAAGCAGCTCTTGTTAATGGATATTGTAAAACATCAGCTATTCTTAAAGAAATATTTTCGCATAATCGTAATGTCACGTATAATCCAGCTTTCATTACATGTCTTAAAGCTGTATTACTATTAGCTGCTGCTATTTTTTGTAGTCCAACTAAAGCTTTAGTATCAGGAGTACTAGCGTCTGTTGCTTCATTTAATCCGGTTACATCCCTTATCATTTGTAAATAATACTGATATGTTTGAATTAAACTAGCAATTTTTTGACCACCTGAAGATGTTTGTAATTCTTGTATTGGTACTTTTGCTCTATTTATATCTCCCTCTTGTGTCATAGATCTACCCACTATACTACCAGTTTGGAAATACATATTTAGTGCTTCAGCAGGATTATAATTAGTTCCATTACCCAAATCAACCTCTGTTAAACCATCTACATCCATAAAAACTCCATCTGGAACCATACGTGCTAACACTTGTTGAAGTTTTAAATGAGTAAGTTGAATCATATCAGCAAAACCTGTAATACGACTAACTGTAGATTCAATCATTCCTTTGTACATTTTAGGTGCACAAATACAATAATTCATATTAACTCTACTCACATTAGAATTAGGTCTAGTCATATTCTCTGCTAATTTCCATTCTAACATCATTTCATGTCCTAAGATTTTAGCGCCTTGATATAATACCTCTATAGCTCTTCCTACTCTTTCAAAATTTTCACTATCTGGAGGATTAAATGTATCTGGTTTTTCTAATGCTTTTTCTAATCCTTGTTCGGTTTGTTTTATTTTAAAAACTTGATTACTATAAGTTTTGTATTCAAAATATAAAACCTGTACTTGATTATATGAATCTTGTTGAGCGTAAAAGTTTCTAGTATAATTAGCATTTCCAGGATATTTTTGAATTTTTTCTAATTCTTCATCTGTTAACCAAGGAAATTGTTTTTTAACTTCTACTAAACTTAATGATTTAACTTCTCCAACATAGTATATATCTTCAAAATTTGGATCTTCTGTATAAGAATATACTAAATTAGCTGGATCAACATATTCAACATTAATTCCATTTGCTAAATTAAAACTAGTCTTTGTTGCTCCTATTCCTATCACAGTTAAATCTTGTAATAACCTACGTTTTACTAGTTCATATTTATTAGAAGCTAAAACGTTTTCTATAGCTTCTTCTTCTGCTATTTCAATACTTTGTTTATAACTTAATTGCATATGAAGATCTAAATCTTCTTGAGTTTCTGGAATATTATTAGGATCAGCAGAATTAAAAAAGTTCATACCAGTTGCTTCTTGAGTAGCTTTTATCATTTCTTTAGCATACATGTCTCTCATTATAGCTTCCGCGTATTTTGTTCTTTGTTGTAAAGCTTCAGGATCTTGAGCAAAAGCTTTTATGTCATATACTTTTTGTGACATTCCATTTACTATAATATCTACAAATTTAGGAATTATAGGAACTGGTTTCCAATCTAAATTTAAATAAGATAAATCACCATTAACAGCTAGTTCATCTTTATATTTTTGAACAGGTTGTTCGCCTCTTGCATATAGTCTTAATCTATGGAAATTTAACCAACTATTTTGATATCTGTTTCCCATACCACCTCTATCTCCAGAAAACCACTCTCCTTCAATAGCACGTCCTACAGCATAACCATATTCCATTGTTTGCTTTTCCGCGTCTGGTACCACCTGACTAGGAAATGAACCCGCATAATTGTATGTTATCATTTAATCTATTATTTTTGAAATATATCCTTTGTTATTATATTTTCTAAAACCTAATGGTTTTGGATCTAATTGTCTTTTAAATATAGGTTTATAAAGATTTTTATTACAACCCATTATAGCTAAACCTGAGCTAATAGAAGCATCATGTTTTGTTCTATTATTTATATCAAATCTAGCCCAATCTTCTAATGTTTTTTGAAGATACATATCTCCATATTTAGTTCCCAAGTTACCAACGTAGGTTTCAATATAAGATTCTATCGCAGCTGCATGAGCTTGTTTTACATCTTCACTAGAGTTTGGTATACCTCCAATCTCTCTTTCAGTAACTGATAATTTATTATAAAGTTTATCAGGTCTATTCATACTAAACCCTCTATATCCTCTTCTTTTAAAATGATATAAAAGTCTAGGTTTATTATTTTCTACTAATATTGGCATTCCATAAAATACACATGCCATTAATACATCTTCAAAGAATATTTCTGCTGTTTGAGGTCTAGCTATGTATTCTAAAAAGAAATGATTAGGTGGAATATCTTCCATGCTAAATTTCGTAAGTCCGTGTAACGAACCATTTGATCCTCTAATATCCACTGTACCTGAGATATCATATGGGTCACAACCAAAACATCCACAGTGTTCGTTACCAGGATACCTTATTCCATCTTTCATTATTACATTATTTTGTAAATTATATGGAGGTGTCCATGATATTTTAAATCTTCCTGAAGGATTTGGTACAAATAATACTTTTGTATCCTTAACTCCGTGTTCCCATTGAAAAGAACCTTTAGTTACTAACGCGTGATTTTGAGAATCTTCGTTATAATCTATTTGTTCATATATTTTAACTAGATTAAATAGTGAAGCTTTTGATTCATCTCTAAAAGCGTGTTGCGTTGTTCGTGGAAATTGTCTATAAAATTCATTTAAACCATTTTGATCTTGTTTAAGACCATCTACTTCATTTTGCCAATATTCAATAACACCTAATTCAATTTCTTCGTTTCTCGGACCTTTGACAGGTTTCGACGGTGTTTCGAAGACAGGTATTCCATAAGAATCAATGTATCCTTCGTAATTCCATTCCATAGGAATGAACAAAGAATAGAGTCCTGAGCGAGTCTGTCCGTTGGCGTTTCTTTTTGTGACATCTGAATCATCGTATAGTTTTTTAAAGTTATCTCCACCTTTATCTAAAGCATTAGAAGTAGAACCCATCATACACTTACCTATAATTCTACTACCTAACCTTAATGTGGTTTTTGTTACTCTCCAATTATTTAGAATATTGTTTGGTTTTTCCCATTTGCCACTTTCATCATGTACTAATAGTTTTAATTTTTCACCATCATAACTATTATCTCCTGTATTTTTCCAGTCAATAGTTGTATCTAATCCTTGTAAATCTTCACTTTCTGTTCCTAACTCTATCTTTCTTCTAGTAAATTTAGAAGCTGGGACTCTATATGCTAATTCTGTTTTAGGTCGATCCATACCATCTTGGATGGGCTTAAAAAAGAATGGATAATTAACTGATATTGGTACAACTTTATCAGTAAACATTTTTTTAGCATCTGGTCCAGTTTTAGATAATATTCCATATCGGGAATCACTAGATATTGTTGCTAAATTAACAACCTCTCCTGATGCCATAAAAGAAAATCCAGAACGTCTATTCTTAAGATAACACATTCCATAACATCTTTTATCAGCTTTACATGCTTCCCAAAACACAAAGAATAATCTATTAGCTTCTCTAAAATCTGGAGCTCCTACATCAATTTTACTCCATTGTAAATACATATAATGTGTACCAGTTAAATAAGTAGGAATATCTTTATTATAATACCAAAATCCTTCTTCCCGTCTTTTAAATTCTTGATCAATATATTCAAACCATTTTTCTTTAAAATCTTGTGGATATTGTTTCCAATCAAAAACTGTTTTAATTCTACTTAATTCCTTAGGATATTCAGCTTTTTCAAATTTGTTAGTTTTAAATCTATGTGGTTTATTAGATTGTTTAGGAAGTGCTATTTTTAAATTTTGAATTTCATATATATCACCAATTTGACCTGTTTTAGATATAACAATAACATCATGTTCTTTATTGTATCCATATTCCCATTTTTTATTTTTATTATTTCTTTTTATTATATGGGGCTTTATATGGTCTGTTAATATCTTATATAAAGTTTGTACGTACATTATTTAGACCTTCCTTCTGCAAAACCTTTAAAAGGTTTTTCTTTTTTAACTTCATCTTTTTTAGGTTTGTCTTCTAACATATTTTTTTCTTCTTCAATTCTATTTAAAATCTCAAAAGCATCAAAAATAGCTAATTTTTTAGTAGCAGCTGCATTCTTTAGTCTATCTGCTGAGATATCATCATCTGAATCAACAATAGGTTCTTTAGCTACTTTAATTAGCTCATCTACTGCTACTTGCCCAGCTTGGATTATATTCTTCTTGGTTTCCTTTATTTTCATATTTAATTACAATATCATTTGATTTCATACAATATAAACGTTCATTATCTATAATAAATTCCCATTCACCGTAAGGAGTGTAACCTACGAGATCTCCAGGATATATTTCTTTATCATCTAATGAACTATTTCCATATTTTAATATCCCTATTAAACTAACTTCTTTATCGTTGTTTAGAGATTCTTTATTTTCAATAGGTTTTATAAAACATCTATCATTAAAAGAATTCCATGTATCATTTCTTTTATATAAATATACTTGATCGGGTTGACAAAAATATAAATTATCTTTAAACCATGATCTACTTTTTTTCTGAACACCTTTAGTGTTATAAAAAGTTCTAAACACGTTTTGATGAATAATTAATATATCATCTACTTGTATTCCTGTATAATATGCCAAAGGAATTGCTTTTACTTTAGCATATCTATTTACAAATTTAAAATTTTCTATACTTGAATTTAAAATTAGTTCTTGGTTCTCTACTTGAATCTTATTACTATATGTTTCACCTAGGGGTTCTACGATAAAATCATATAAACTTCTCATTAGTACTCTAAATCATATTCAACTGATATAGCCATGTTAGAATTAAATTTTTTCCATGGTAATACTTCGTTGTTTTTCTTTATATAAATGTTATATGAATTATCTTTTTCTTCAAATAAAATATGAGATATCTCATGCCCTCCATAAACTTGTTGTCCTACAGCATAATGCATTGCATCATTTTTATAATCAGATCCAATACTTATTTTTCTAATATTATTTTCCATCATTTTCTACAGATTCTTTTATAGAACCATCATTCAAATCTATAGTTACTTCACCATATGTTTTCTGAAGATTGTTTTTAACTTCAACTATCTTAGCGTCGTTTTCATTAAAAGTTTTTATCAAATTAGAAGTTTGAATTTGTAAACTTCCTATTTGCATTGCTAAAGTATTAGCATGTGCAGTTAATTCTTGAACTTCTTTTAATTCTTCTTCTTTAATTTTATTTACTTTTTCTTTTGTTGCCATAATTTAATTTAATTTAATTATTAATTATTATTTAGTTTGATTTCTCTAATGCTACAATATTAGATACCCCACTAGTTCCAGTAGAATACACTCTAACAATTTGTAGATCATATATAGTATTAGCTTCTATTCCTTCTAAAGTAACTTGATTTCCACTAATATCTAATACTTTTATTTTTTTATCTCCTGCAGAAGTTCCTACATAAAATGAATATCCATTATTTCCAGCTTGATTGCCTTTATATATTTCATATCCATCTGTCGCTCCTTGGAATACATTAGTACTTATAGATAATACTGTATCACTATCTACTTTTGAAATTTGTGATATATTATTAGGACTATCTGTAGTATTATATACTACATCGCCATTTTCAATATTATAACCTACAAGATTAGTTTTTGCATTAGTCCATTCTGCACCCGTATCTTCTATTTTACCAGCTCCAGCACCAGCAGTACTTGTTCCACTGTCTAGAACACCAGGTTGAGGTATATTAATAGTGTCACTTGGAATTACACTAATTGCTGCTATGTATGTGCTCATTTTTTTATTTATTTATTTGTTATTATTTTTTAAAAATACTAGTTGCCTTTTCTGTCGTGCGTCCTCCGAAATAGGCTAAGACGACCGACATCATCACCTTCTCGAAAGTATCATTCCATAATTCATTTATATGAAACGGTATTGTTTCCACACTATCTAATATTCCAGCTAATGAAAATATACATATACACCATACTAATACTAATGGACGTACATTTTTCGACATCCAAGAATCAGACATTGAATCTGCTTCCCATCGTGATGTTATAGCTTCTAGTTCTTTGTTTTGTTGATCGTATATTAATTGCTGTAATTTAATTTTATCTTCTTGTGGAGCTTCGGATTTAGTTATTTCTGCTATTGCTTCTTGAGGTGAAGTAACCCCTTGTAAAACATTTCCTAAAGTGGGATTAATAACTGAAGCTGCTCCAAACAATAATTGTCCAACAGTAGTATCTTTAAATTTTTTCTTTGCCATTTTATATAATTACTTGTTTTTATATTATTTTACCTCGTTATATTTTCATGTATTTTGATATGCTTCTTGTTCCCAAATAAATCCTGGCCAACCTTCTTCCTTCCATTCACCTTCATAATATATTTTACCATCTTTTCGTGGATATTTTACCCCATCAAACATTAAATAATCGTCTTCATAATCTAAACCTTTTTCACCATTAGATGCATGAAATTCTTTTACTTGTAAATTATGAGTTTTTTCATGATTATAAGTTTCTTGTTCTTCTAATGGAGATAGTTTTTCATTAATTAGAATACTACCATTTTTAGTAGCCATTCCTCTAGTATTATCATCCATTGGTTGATGATAAACTGGAGTGTGTAAAGTTTCTCTGCAATAGGGAGCACCTTTCATTTTAAAAGCCATACTATATAGGTTTCTCTACAACGTAACGTGCCCCGGGAAACGTATAATCGTAACCGGGGTACATTATCTTTGTATATCCTCTATCATCAGTTCCTAGTACTTTAAAATCAACTCCTTTCATAGTGATTTTATTTCCTGGTATAATGTTTTGAGGTTGATTAATATCTGGGCTATTGTTTAAATAACCGGTTTTTGATATATTCATTTTTCATTTTTATTCCTATAATTCTTAAACCATACCCTAACCATAATAAAAAGGCTAAAGGTGTTAAAATACTCATATCCCAAGCTATATATGATACACTTTCATATTGTTGTAAAATATAAATTACGCCTGGATACACAAATGGTAATAATAAGTATAAGAATACTTTAAATAAGTTTTTCATTAGATTTGATTTAATTAATTAATAATGATATTACCTATTCCACCAGTTTGCCAATCTTCGTAAACCTCTACCTAACATCGTACCATCTTGATTATAATCGTGGAATACATTGTCTAAACCACCAGATGGATTACCTTCAGTAAAAGGATTTGGATTAGCTGGAACTACTTTCCCTTCAATTGGATTTTCAGGTGGAAATAAATTTGCTCCTGGATTAGTATAACCCCATCTATTTACAGATCCTTTTGGACCTCCACTCATTCTCCACTTATGAAGTACATCGCCTGGACGTTGTCCTCCGCCTCCTAAATTAAAATCTGAAGTTCTTAGATTATTAGCCCATCTACCAATTGGACCTAAATCTTCATGTACTGGATCCCATGTAATTGTTTTACCGTCTACTTCTTGACCTACTCTACTTTGTTTTACTGGATGTCCATGCATATAATCTCTATGCGTTGCAGATTGATCTCCATGTGATGCACCTGTGTGTCCATGATAATGTGGATCTGTATCTTTAAAATGTGCATAATCTTTATGCGTTGCAGATTGATCTCCTTTCATAGCTCCTTTATGAGGCGCTGGTGAATTGGAATCTCCCATAACGTTATAAGCTCCTGACATATCTTTGATTTCACGTGAATCTGCTAAATTTTTAGCTGGATGATGAGTTTCATCATTCTCTAAATAATGTAATCTTGCAGAAGCGGTTAAATCTTTATCATGTGCCATTTTAGCATCATAACGCTCTTCTTGTTTTTTTGAAAACCTTGGGTGGTTTCCTGAATATTCTCCCATTTCTTTTGTTTTAATAAAACCCTGCTAGAAAACTAACAGGGATTTGTGATTAATAATTTGTGTTATGATGTTATGAACCTGATATTCCAGATATTTTTACACCTGTACTATTTTGTACGATTGACATAACGCCTCCTGGATTAGCTGTTACTGCTGAAATCACTTGATTAGCCCAATCTAAACCTTTTCCAGTAACTGTATATGTCCAAACAGATGCACCTTCAGCACCTTCAGTCACAACGCTAAAAGTATCCGCGCTACCAGTACCATCTGCTGCTCCTTGAGCAACATATATAATTTTACCGATTAGTATATCAGAACCATTAGTTGTGCCTCCGTCTATATCAGCTGCTTTAATTTTAATGTAATTTGCCATAATTTTTGTTTTTAAATGTTAAATGTTAAATGTTAAATGTTAAATGAGTTTTATACAGCTCTCATACTGTTATTTTTTCATACGGGCTTTTTGAGCAGCAGTAGGTCCAGAACCAGCACCTTTTAATTTAGCATTAGCTATAGAACCAGCTATTTTTAGTGCTGAAGTTCTTGATTTACCTTCTCTCATAAGCTTATCTACTAGGCTTTCGAAACTCATAACTTATTTTTTTGCTAATTGAGTTATAGGACCTGCCTTATACATAGAAGGTGCTTTTAATACCTGCATACCGTTTATACCTGAACTAGATCCCTCTCCATGAGGTCTTCCAGTTTGATCTAGTGGCCCATCCCATATATGAGATTCTCCAACTATACCAACTTTAGTTCCTGGTTTTAATTTTTCCATTGCTGGATCATATTTTTTGTTGTGCATAATTTTAATTTTTAACTTAGTTTGTATAATTGTTCAAATGGGTTCTGTGATACTTTTGTATCACTTGCCATTACATTGTTTATAGTTTCGTTTTTAAATTGAGTTTTATCTACAGGATCTATTTCTGAAGAAAAAGTATTTAAAGCTTCATTTTGAATATCATTTGTAGGGGCTATTGTCCCATCTTTGTTAACAACATTATCTCTTAATCCTTCATTTAATGATCCTAGAGATAAAGTATCAGAACCTGAAACTTGTTGTGTTTCACCTGTAGGTAAACTAGTTGGCTTAAAATCTCCACTACCAAAAGGTCTATTTTCAATAGTAGCACCTGTTATTTTATCTTGTCTAGTGTTAGCATTATTAGCTCCCCAATTTTGATTTATACCCGCTGCATTCATAGCTCCTTGATCAAAGCTTCCTCCACTACCATAAGTAGAATTATAAGAACCTACTCTAAATTGTTGATTAAAAGCTGCAGCTTGGTTTTGATTTATATTTTGTTGAGACCAGTTATTTATTCCTTGTTGATCCCATTGAGCTCCTCCTAATTGCATAGCAGCAGCGTTATTTAATTGTCTTAAAGGTGGAATTTTATATGATATTTTTCTTCTTGCCATTATAACCAGTTTTTAGGATTAATTTTATCCCAGAAATTTCCTGTTGCTCTAGCGCTTTGATTGTCTTGGAAGTTTTGTTGTTTTCTCTTTAATCTAGCTGCTTTAGCATCTTTACCTCTAGCTTCGGCATCATCTATTCTAGCTTGTAAAGATTGATCATCTCTTTTCCAAAAACCAAATTTATTTCTATTTGGATCATCAAATTTTGCTTGTGGTCCTTCTGTTATATCTTCTAAAAAACTATAATTGAAAGCACTACTATTATTATTAGCATTAGAATCAGTTGTACCTTGTGGATTAGTATAACTACCAGAACCAAAAGTTTGTACGTCTGCTTCAGGTAAAGCAACTGTAGTTGAACCAGTTCCCATACCGTGTGATCCTTGAGGCATGTTACCATGGTATCTACCACTTCTAGGATCTAATTGAGTTTTGAGTTGATTGATAGCTTCCATCGCATTATAACCAGCATTAGCGGCTATTACACCCACTTGTTTTAATGGATGAGGCATTTCTCTTTCATGCTCTGCACCATATATTTTATTGGCAGCATTTACTGTTTTTTCTGAAAAAGGATGAGTTACATTTCCTGCTTTAGATTTAAGATTTGGTTTTGTGTTAGGCATAATTATCTATTTTTATCTCTATTTACGTTATATATAGAGGTCTGTAATACTTTGTCAATATATGATTTACCTTTCATAATTGAGTTTCGTCTTTCACTAGTAGGAATATCTTCTTCTCCTAGCATAATTCTATATATTTTATTTATAAGTTGTTTTCCTTTAAAAGAAATCTTATAAATATTATATTTTTGAGTAGTTCTATTGCGGTTTCTCCAAACTACTATCCAATTATTTTTTATTAATCTGTTCCATCTTCTATTGTCCCAACTATAAGAATATACTCCCATTTCAAAATCTTTCTTAGTAAAAAGATCAATACAATCTAAATAAATTAATAATTCAAGATCTGCGTTATTTAAGCCGTTGTTCTTACAAGCCCATTTGCGTATTATACGGTAATGTTTTAACAGGTTCATATCTTTGATATCTCCCGCTTCTAGCCTTTTCATACAACAACGACTACATCTTGAGATTTTATAACATGATATGTTTTATCTTCTACTTCTATTTTATGACCAGCATGTCTATCGAAATAAATAGTGTCATTAGACTTTAAACCATTTACTTCATCACCTACTGATAAAATAGTA